ATGCCACGGGCTCTAACTCTTCAGAATTAGGGCGTAAAATTGAAGGAGCAGTAAAACAAGTGATTGTTGGTGAACTTCGTCCTGGCGGGCTTCTTGCTTCTCGCTAATTCCTTATGACTCAGCCCACTTTTGCCATACCTTGTGAATACGGACTAACTGTCCAGCGTGGATCGCGCATTGAAAAGGTGCAGTTTGGAGATGGCTATGAACAAACTCGTCCTGATGGCATCAACAATGACATTCGGCAGTATTCCATTGAGACAGTCCCCATCCCTGATTCCACTGCCATTGCTCTTGACAGTCAGCTAGCGGCGCTTAATGGAGACTTCTTCTATAGTCAATTCTTTATGGATGACACAAGATACAAATATCGTCTAGAGCCAAATCAATGGCAGTGGCGAACAGTGGGGCCAAACAGTAATATTTTTAGCTTTACCGTAAGGAGGGTTTATGACAATAGAAGCTGACGTTCAACAAGGCTGGCATGATGCCATCGTAGAGCTAATTGACCTAGATCTTTCTCCTATTACGAACGATCCTGCAGATATATTTTATTTCACGAATCAGCTAAAGCCTAATGATACAAAGATTCAATGGAAAGGAAATATTTACGAGCCCATTCCCATTGCCGCAGCGGGCTACGAAAAAAGCACCACTGGACAAATTGCGCAGCCCACTTTGACAGTGGCCAATGTGCTTGGCACTTTCACGCAAGTTATCAATGAGCTTGATGATTTAGTGGGAGCCAAGGTAACTCGTCGGCGCACACTTGGTAAATACTTAGACGGTGAACCTGGCGCTGATCCGTTGCAGGAATTTCCCATTGATATTTTCTATATTGAGCGCAAAACGCAAGAGAATTCAATGATTATCTCCTGGCAATTAGCCAGTGTGCTTGACCTTGAAGGCTTAAAATTGCCGCGCAGAATCATCACGCAAAACTATTGTCAATGGCGATATAGGGGGAGTGAATGTGGCTACACGGGGGCTGCGCTATACGGAAGCAATGATCGCTACATTGACACCACTGGACTTTCTGCTTTTGCCATTGCCGTTATAAATGCTGGCAGGCTTGTTGAGCAAAGACAACAAGAACAAATTGTTGCCATCAACATTCGCAATGCTTCCATTGGAAATAAAAATGAACAATGCGAACAGTTTGTGCTGCTAGAAGCGAGATTTTCAATCTTGCCGTTTCCCTTCGGCACAGCAAGTTATGTACTTAGCCTTTCCGACACAGAAATTTTTAACCTTGCATCCTGGGACGGAGTGAGCGTTGCACTTGGTACTACATACAGACAGGGTAGGCAAATATTCTTTAACTACTATGAAATTGAACGATGGGGCCTTGATCCCACTGCTTGTAGTATCGCCACCGCTGAATTAGCCACTGCCGAAGCTAATTTAACCACTGCCAACAATAATTTAGTGGCCGCGCAAAATGCTTTGGCCGTCGCCTATGCAGCACTTCCCCCTACGGACTCGCTGCGCCTTCTAGACGTTTGCGGCAAGCGCGTGGATAGTTGCAAACTGCGTTTCCCTTATTCCTCTCTGCCTTATGGTGGATTCCCTGGAGCTAATACGGTTCGCCAATGACACCTTTTCCTCTCCTTGAGTCAATCATTCGTGCCCATGCTTTTGAAAAGCCTGCTGAGGAAGCCTGCGGACTTATCGTCAACAACAAATACATACCGTGCAAAAACCTACATTCTTCGCCATCGTCTAATTTCGCTATTGCAGCAAAGGACTATGCCAAAGCAGAAAAGAAGGGCGCCATTCAAGCAGTGGTACATTCGCACCCTGAAGGTTTTGGCGGGTTCAGCAAGCATGACATTATTAGCTGCAAGCAAAGCAATGTGCCGTGGCTGTTGTATTGCACACAGTCAAACGCTTGGCACTACGCTGACCCCACAGGTAATGCGCCCCTTGTGGGCAGGGAATGGGTGTATGGCATTTACGATTGCTATGGCATCCTGAAAGATTATTTTTATCAGACTTTTGCCATTGAACTTGATGATTTTCCGAGAGGAGAAGAAGGTGAATGGGAAAGCCCTGAATGGCGCATGTTTGAAAAGAATTTTGCAGACCAAGGCTTCATCCCAGTAGACAAACCAGAAAAAGCAGGCGACTTTATTTTGATGCAGCTACAGGCTCCTTTTCCTAATCATGCAGGCGTATTGTCGAAGCCAGAGCAAAATCTGTTCTATCATCATTTAATGGGCAGGCTTTCGGAGGAAAATGTATATGGTGGTTATTGGCAGAAATGCACAAGTCAAGTGTTGCGTCATCGGGAGCTGATGTAATGGAAAGTCTTATTGAAGTGAAACTACTGGGAGAATTGGGGCGTCGCTTTGGGCGTTCGTATTCTTTCGTGGCATCATCCCCCAAGGAAATAATTTCAGCGCTGTCCAATCAGATTGAAGGCTTTAAGGATTACTTGCGCCAGGCTCATGAAAATGGCATTGGCTTTCGTTTAGTCGATGGCAATGCGGAAGGCATGGCTTACGAAGAAGTGATGATGGGCTGTAAACAACTAATCATTGCACCCATTGTCACTGGAGGTGGCGCTGTTGGGCGCATTTTGCTGGGCGTAGCGCTAGTAGCACTAGCTTTCATTCCTGGTGTGGGCACGGCTACGGCAGCAGCTATAGCGGCTGGAACAGCAAAGGCAGGTTTCACAATAGTTGGTAGCTTGCTGTTTAGCCTTGGTACAAGTTTGGTGCTTACAGGCGTGGCATCTTTGCTCACGCCGCCTGTAGAGCAGCCTCGTGAAACAGAGCGCAAAGATAGCTTCCTCTTTGATCGTGCCACTGAACTAACTACGCAGGGACAGCCAGTGCCTTTGCTTTATGGCAAATTCCTTGCTGCGTCGCCATTGATTATTTCCTCTGCCATTACCACTCAACAGGTGCCAGTCTGATGTCAGACGATCTCAAGAAGCTTATTGCTATACAGGGCGCTGGCGACAGTGGTGGCGGCAAGAAAGGCGGCAAGAAGCCCGTCGAAGATCCAGAGTCTCTTCGCAGCAGATCAGACGCTGATATTGTTGCCGTGTTGTCAGAAGGTGAAATTCTTGGCTTTGAGCCTGGCGTTGATCCCCTCACTCGCCTGTACCTGGATGGCATTCCCATCAAGAACATTGACGGTAGTTTCAACTATACAATTACTAATTTTTACACTGGCTCTTCTTCAGCGGCTAATGGCAAAGGCGGGCTTGTCCCTTCCATCAACGCCAGCATTCCAGGACTAATTCGTGGCAATGTCATTAGCCAAGTGAATTCAGTGGCGCTTGACTATCGCGTGGGCACGCAAAATCAAGACCCAATGCCAGGCTTTGATAATATCAAGGCAGAGCAAAGTGTAAGCGTAAGAGTTACACAGGCGCAAGGCACTGTTTCTCGCACTACCATCGCTAGTAATTGGAACCGCCTTCGCCTGCGCGTGGGCGTTGGAGCACTGTTCTTTATCAATAAAGACACAGGAGACGTTAAAGGCACAAGTGTAGAATTTAATGTAAAGATTCGGCCAGATGGCGGCGGACTTTTTGTCAACGAAAATAAAACAATTAGCGGCAAAAGCCGTGGGCCTGTAGATTTTGAATATGAATATGCGCTGCAGGGTACAGGGCCATGGGTGGTAAGCATTCAACGCTTGACAGGCGACCCCACTTCAACTTCCGTCACTGATGACTTCTATTTCAAGGCACTTGTCGGCTACATAGATTCATCGTTTCGCTACCCCAACACTGCATTAATTGGCTTGAAGATTGGTGCAGAAAGCTTCACGAGAGTACCATCCGTTGGAGCAGAATTGCTAGGCGTAAAGATTAAAGTGCCAACAAACTATGATCCATTTACGCGCACTTATCAAGGCATTTGGAACGGCACGTTTAAGACAGAATGGTCAAATAATCCTGCTTGGATTTTCTACGACCTGTTGACGAACACACGCTATGGGGCGGGGGAATTTATTGAAGAAGCGCAAATAGATAGATACAGTCTGTATTCCATAGCTCAATATTGCGACGAGCTAGTGCCAGACGGGAAGGGAGGGCGCGAGCCTCGCATGACTTTCAATGCTTACATCACAGACAGGGGCGAGGCTTACGAAGTGCTGAATAGCATGGCCGCTGCATTTCGTGGAATGCTTTATTTCAGCGAAGGAACCATCGTTGGCATTCAGGATAAGCCCAAGCCTGTCAGCAAAATATTCTCGCCCTCTAATGTCATTCAACAAGTGGACGACAGTGGCGAAGTAAGTGAACCATGCTTCAGCTACGAAGGCACGGCACGTAAGGCGCGTAAGACTGTAGCCCTTATTAGTTGGAATGATCCCAATGACCAGTATTCTTCAAAGATTGAATACGTAGAGGACAGAGATGGCATTGAGCGCTATGGCTATAGGGAAGCTGAAATTCGTGCATTTGGCACCACTTCACAAGGACAAGCACAACGCATTGGAAGATGGCTGCTACTGACGGACCAGCTTGAATACGAAACAGTTACTTTCAAAGTAGCCACTGAAGGCTTCTTTATTCTTCCTGGTGAAATTATTGGCATTGCAGATCCAGCAAAAGGAGGCAAGCGCTTTGGGGGAAGAGTGACAGCAGCCACTACCACTTCTGTTTCCATTGATGCCCCTTTCACCATTGGAGCATTCTCTTATTTGCTTTACGTCACAATGGAGGATGGCAGCATCTTGTCACGCACCGTGGTAAATGCTCCTGGCGAAACAACAATGCTTTCACTTTCTTCGCCATTGCCCTCTGCCCCTCTTGTAAATTCGCCATGGATTTTACAGGAAGGGAATGCAGGCGTCAGAAAGTTTAGAGTGGTTTCGATGGTGGAGAACGATGGCGTGGTGACTGTATTAGGCACTCTGTACGATGAGGCAAAGTTTGTTCAAACTGACAGTGAAACTATTCTTGGTACACCTCGTACTAGAGTTGCGTCAGTGCAAGCGTTGCCTACTGTTAATGGTGGCAGCATCGTCTTGGGGGTGCCTGGATAATGGCTCAGTATGAAGTGGCATGGACATTCCCCAAGTATTCGGGTTATTCCATTTTTAATGCAGGCATTCATCCTGCCATTTGCTGGAATGGCGTTCAGAATAATCCGTTCATTTCAGCTTTTGAAGTGGACTTCTTGGACTTGGAAGACAATAGTTGGATTAATATTGGCACCACCACGGCGAATTTCATTCGTTTCCCCTCTGACATTTATAATTCGCAGAGTGTTTATCAAATTAGAATTGCTACAATAGGCACTGACGGCAGACGATCACCGTATGCTTATAGCCAGGCGACATTCTCAAGTCCCTTGGCCTTTAATTTTGACGTGGATCAATCAAAGGGCCCTACAAACGAGCCATTGACAGTTAAACTAATCAATGGCACTGACGTGGCGAACCAACGCTACCTTTTCTTAGTTCTTTAATATGGCCAATCTTTACGGACTCGACGCTGCTGGCAATGCCGCTTATGTAAAGGCTACTGGCGCTGGCACGAACGGCGATCCATTCGTTGTCAACCACGACCTTATTTCGTCTGAGATAAAGAGTGCCTTTGTCTCGGCAAGCGGCAACGTAGACGTGGTGACGGCTGTAAGCGGCAGCAAGCTGCGTGTAACGGCCATGACCATTACTTCTCTGTCGGGCTGCACTGTGAAACTGCAGACGGGCGGTACAGCGGACAAGACGCCTCCGTTCCATCTGGGGGCTAATGGCAATTTGACGCAGGCTAACCCTCTGGGCTTGTTTGAAAGCGTAGTCAGCGAAAAAATCAATGCCGTGGTAAGTGGCTCTACTGCTTACACCGTCATGCTTTCTTATCGCGAAGTTCTCACATGAGCGTATTCCTTGCTACGAGCTTGGCTCCTCAAATTGACTTGCGCCTATTGCGCAGGGATTATTTTGATGGCGTTAGTTTGCTTCTGCAGGACGCAGACGGCGTGCCATATGACTTGGCGAATGTGCAAGTTTGTGCGTCTATCTTCAAAAATACAATTTCTGGCACGGTAGAGCAAGTAACCAGTCTCAACATTGAAGAGCAGGAACCACTGCGCAATGGCACTGTAAGGCTATGGCTTAGCTCAGCGCAAACGGCATTGGTTTGGGATGCAGCGGCTAGCGTTGGTCCCGCCAATATCAGTCAAGCATTTTTCCCTTCCGCCTATACCGCTGAAAACTCTAGTGATTTCCTGTCAAATTCTGCATTGGGCTGGGACTTACGCATTGAAAGGAAAGAAGAAATTGCAGACCTCGTAAGCATTAGCGCTGGCACGTTTATCTCACAAACTAATCATGGGCTTGGTGCTACTGAGCGAGTGATTTTTGAAGGCACTGCGCAGTCTTCCATTAATTACAATGGTACGGGCGCTCGTATTTACACCAATTTAACTAACATTACTTACGCACCACCATATTCTTTTACCATTGCTTCTCTTTCTGGCATTACCGATGCCGCACCAGGCGGTAGCGTTTATAGACTAAAGCAAGATACAGTGGTAGCTGGTAGCGTTTTTGTTGGCACCACTTTTTCCAATTGTTTTCCTTGAGGAATTATGGCTGAGTTGAAAGAAGGCGTAAGTGTTGTAACAGTTGGTCGGACTGCGCCCATTCCTCCTGGCCCTCAGACTGCAGAAAAAAGCTTGCCAGTGGTCATTGCTTCTGACCAAGAGGCTGTGCCAGTGGTGGTGCAGAACCAGCAGATTAGTGAAGTTAGCTTGAGCCTCCTTGGCATCCCTCGCGCAGAGACTGCACTTGGCATTTTTGCTGATGTTACGACTTACGACATTAACCCTAATGAATGGCAAAGCGAAGGAGGCGGTACTACTAGCCACATCGCTTCTGAAAGTGCAGCAAAGATTACTGTTGGCACTGCCGTTACTAACAACTATCAAATTTTAAGCAGCAAGCGCTTCTTTCGTTATCAGCCAGGACGAGTGAGTGCTGCTACGTTCGGCACGAGGGTAAATATTACTACGGACTACACTGACATCAAAAAGTTTGGTGCATTTGACAAGCGCGACGGTTATTACATTGAAGTGCAAGGTGGCGGGCAAACTTCCATTACTGACAGGGAAACTAATTGCTACTGCGTAAGGCGCACAAGCGCATTGGAAAGCAATGAGTCTGGCATTCGCACGGCTAACCTTACAGACGGCGACAGGGGCACAGCAGGAACGGACCTTGTGATTGTTCGCGCTGGTCTCACCTACATTCATGCTGCATTGTTTGATAGGAGCCTTCAGGGGGCAGGAAACAACATTGGAGGAAACGCTTCCAGTAATGGCGCAGCTACGGTGGCGGCTTCTTTCTTGACGGTGCCTAACGATTATCGTTACACCTACGAATATCGCGTGCCTCGTAAATTCTTTAGCCATGACCGTCTGGACGGCGAAAATCGCACTCAGTATTATTCTGACCGCACGCCTGGTCGTAGCAGTTTCACTGTAACTATTAGTGGCACTGCTGGTTCGCCCATTGTTTCTTATGGCAACAGCACGGCGGTGACCACTGAAGAAGGCGATATTGTTACGCGACAAAGCGTATGGAACATAGACTTTAGTAAAGTCACTATGTTCAAAGTGGAATATAGCTGGTACGGTGCTGTTGGCGGTCACTTCTTGGCTTATGTGCCTGATGCAACCACCGCAGGAGAGGCACGATGGGTGAGGATGCACCACATTCGTGCTTCTAATC